ATTCAAGATATGGTCATAGCAGTGTAGACAAGTTAACAGCAGCAGGTTTTAAAGTTGAAAAACTTAGTGGTCAAGGAAAACATTGCTATTTAATGCCTTTAAACAAAAATATTAGGAAAAAAATAATACCACTATCTAAGCCTTACCCCAAGCGTGTGAAAAAGCAGGCGTTAGAGAACCACTCTAACACTGGGCGGTGCGATTCCGACCCACACGCTCCAATTCAAGATGATTGCTAATGAAAAATACAAGCAATCAAGCTGCAAATAAGGAAACAAAAATGACAGATAAGAAACCAGCACATAGGCCCAAAGGCTCAACCATTCCTATTGATTGGGGACAGGTTGATAAAATGTGCGCTATTCAATGCACAGGTGAAGAAATAGCAGGGGTGTTAGACATTGATTATGACACCCTATCTAGTGCTTGTAAGCGTGAGCATGGGCTTCTTTTTTCGGAGTATATCGGACAAAAGAAATCAGGTGGGCGTATGAGTTTAAGGCGTATCCAATACTCAACCGCTATGGAAGGTAATGCAACGATGCTTGTATGGCTAGGTAAGAATTGGCTAGGGCAGACAGATAAGATGGACACCACTAGCAGTGATGGTTCCTTAACGCCTCCAACAACAATTAACCTGGTTGCTAAAGAATTTGGTGATCTTTAAATGTCAGAAATAGACATTGAACTGCCACCTAAACTGGTTCCAATATTCCAAGGGGAGGCAAGAATTCGCGCAGCGTATGGTGGACGGGGTGGAGCCAAATCGAGGGCTTTCGCTTTAATGACAGCAGTGTGGGGTTATAAATTTGGCAAGAGCAAAAGATCAGGTCAGATACTTTGTTTGCGTCAATACATGAACAGCCTCAGTGAATCATCATTTGCAGAAATTAAAACAGCCATTCAAGCCGTACCATTTTTAAACGATTACTATGACTGTGGTGACCATTACATTCGCAGCAAAGACGGGCGTATTAGTTACTCATTTGCAGGATTAACACGCAACATCGACAGTATTAAATCTAAAGCCCGTATTCTGTTGGCATTCATTGACGAAGCTGAAACGGTCAGTGAGGAGGCATACATGAAGTTAATGCCCTCTATACGGGAAGAAAATAGCGAGTGCTGGATTATCTGGAATCCGCAATCTAAAACATCAGCTACAAACATTCGCTTTCGTGAAAACAAGCCAACCGATTGCAAGATCACCAAGATAGGGTGGCAAGATAACCCTTGGTTCCCCGAAGTGCTTAACAAGCAACGCTTAGAAGATTTAGAGCAGCGACCTGATACCTATGGTCATGTGTGGGAATCCGACTTTCTTGAGTTCCCAGAAGGTTCGTTTTGGATACGAGAAATTAACGAGGCTCAATCAGATGGTCGTATTGGTAAGCTGCCAGTGGTTGCTTCACACCCTTGCATGACTTTTTGGGACATCGGGGCGTCAGACGGGTGCGCAGTATTCGTTGTACAGAAAGTTGGGCTTGAATTTAGGTGTATTAATTTCTACGAAGCATGGAATGAGCCATACAGTCACGCAATTAAATGGCTGCAAAGCCTTGATCTAGTTTTTGAAGATATGTATCTGCCACATGATGCAGATCACAAACGTCAAGGCGAACTAAAGAACAAAAGCCCAAAGGACATGCTCAAGCAGTTAATGCCTGGTGCAAGCTGGCGCATAGTGCCGAGGATTCAAGAACTACTGTGGGGCATACAGCAGACCAGTGATATGTTCCCGTATATCTGGATTGATGATGAAAAGTGTGCCGCAGGGCTAGACCACCTTAAATCTTACAGGCGAAAATGGTCAAATAGTGAACAACGCTGGTCACACATACCAGACAAAAGTGAAGGTCACAGTGAAGCAGCCGATGCGCTTAGACAAATGGCACAAGCCTTTGCAGCAGGGGATTTAGGACGTTCTAAGAAAAAACACCGAGGAGCATTAAAACGGAATGTTAAAGGACTAGCATAATATGATATAATGCACTAACAATTTTGGAGGTGCATTATGATGAAAAGTAAGCCTAAGAAAAAGCCAACCAAGAAGCCTAAGAAAAAGCCAACTAGGTCGGGTTATTGAAATGGCTAAAGGCGTTAAGCATTACCTAAAAAATGGCACTCAGTATACGGGTGCTACTCACAAGACCAATGGCATGCCAATGACAGGGGCTAGGCACACTAGCACTAGCAAAGACCTGTTCCACAAGAAAGACCTGTCAGCCGCAGTTAAGAAGCGAATGGCTAAGTAATGGGTTTATTAAGCACACCTATAAAAGTTGGTAACAAAGCTGTTCGTGGCTTACTTGATATGGACACACCATCACGCATGGCTAGGGCTAAAGAACAGGGCTACAACACTGATGTATATCATGGTTCTACTCACGATTTAACTAATATGGACGCTCTTAAAACCAACATAGAAGGTGATTGGGGGCAAGGCATATACTCAAGTAATAACATTGATGATGTAAATAATAATTATGCAGGGTTAGGCCCAGACTTGACTCAAAGAATAGAAATGGAAGCTGATAGACTAGAAGATTTGCTCGTTGACCAGTTTGAATCTAAAGGCAGGGTTAAAGTTTTAGAATCTTTAAAGCGCAGTATGGATGATTTAAGGTTTATTAGTTATAAAATGGCTGATCTTGATAATGCAGATGCAGCTAGAGAAGCAGCAGAAATGTTGGCTCATAAAACAATAAAGGGTGAAAGTAATGGTGTTGTTTATCCACTAAAGCTAAAAACCAAAGATTATGCAGTTATTGACCAAAAAAACCCTACACACATCGAGTTTAGAGATTATCAAGCCGAAGCCGCAGATGACTTAAATAGGTCTGACTTTGGCAGTGATGATGACTATGAAGATGCTTTATCTGAACTTGCATATGAAATGCGGGCTGATGACTATGATTCACCTTTAGCAACCATAAGCGAAACGCTTAGACGATCTGGGGTTGATAGCGATAAGATTGGCGAAATTACGCAAGACTTTTACGATACTGATAGCATAAGTGCTTGGGATTTAGACAGTGCCATTCGTTCAGCAGAAATTTATGCAGAAGATGATCTAGGCAACATGATTCCTAATGGAGCTATTTCTGCTCAAGTATTTCGTGATTTAGGCTATAAAGGTGTAAAAGATAATACTGTAAATACTAAGTTTCCAACAATGAAGGGTATGAATACAGACACTACCCACTACATTACTTTTCCACAAAATGAGCAAACAATTAGATCAGTAAACGCTAAGTTTGACTCTGCTAAATCAAATTCAACAAACCTACTAGCCTCAAAGCCAGCAGCAACTATAGGCGCAGGCATATTAGGTGCTATTGCTGCTTCTCAGTCAAGAAAGTCATACGCAGACTATTCACCATCAAACTTAGCTAGATTAAGAAATGATGATGTAGGTGGTTATCAAGCGGCCCAAAGTCCACAACTAGCTAGGGCATCAGGGTTACTGGGACAAATTAATGAGCGAGGTGTTGATGACCCATTGATGGGGCTTATATCACCGCGTATGCCAAATGAATTGATTAATAAAATGGCTTATAACGACAAACGTGGAATTGCAGACTATCTTAAATCTGCTGCTGGACTACTAGGATTTTATTAATGGCTATTTCAACCTATGCAGAACTTAAAACTTCAATCGCAGACTTTCTAAATCGTGATGATTTAGCATCATCTATTGATACGTTTATTGATCTTGCTGAATCTAATTTAAATCGTGATGTAAGACATTGGCGTATGCAGATTCGCTCAACCCTTACTATCTCAAGTCAGTACACAACATTGCCTACGGATTGGTTAGAAGCTGGTCGTATTAGCTTGCAGGCTAATGGCACAAGTGAAGTTAAATTAACATCTTCTGCGGCTCTTGGCATATTACGCGCCACAAACAATAATGCGACAGGCATACCAGCCAATTACGCAATCAATGGCAATAGTTTGGAAGTTCAGCCTAGCCCCGATGGGCCTTATGTCGCTGATATTTTATACACTGGCAGAACACCAGGCCTAAGTGCGTCTAACACCACTAACTGGCTGTTGACGTATGCACCAGACGTTTATCTGTATGGCACATTGATTCACACAGCACCTTATCTAAAAGACGATGCACGAACAACTGTTTGGGCGGCTTTATACAACGCTGCTGTAAATAATCTAAACAAAGACAGCACTAAAGCAATATCGGGTGGCTCTGGCCTTGCGATTAAAGTTAATAGCTATTAAGGACTTATAAAATGGCAGATTCAACTACACCTGTTTACGGCTATGTAAGCCCCGAAGTGGGAGCAAGTGACGATACGTGGGGCTCGAAGCTCAATGCAAACTGGTTAAAAACAGATAATCTGCTAGGTGGTAGCACTCCCGTTACTGGCATTGATATAAACTCAGGCAGTATTGATAACGTGGCTATTGGTGCTGCTACCCCTGCTGGCGGTACGTTTACTGGCCTGGTGGCTGCTACTGTTGATATTAATGGCGGTACAGTAGATGGTGCGCAAATTGGTGCTTCTGCGGCTTCTACAGTGGTCGGCACTACAGTCACGGCTACTAACTTTGTTGGGCCACTTGCAGGCGCAGTAACGGGCAATGTGACAGGCAATACGGCAGGTGTACATACAGGAAATGTGACAGGAAATGTCACAGGCAATGTTACAGCCCAAACAGGCACAAGTGCGTTTAACCATGTGAACATTAGCGGTTCGCTTGATATGGACGCTGGCACATCAGCCACAATAACTGGCCTATCTAACCCCGTCCAAAACTCAGATGCAGCGACTAAGGCTTACGTTGATACATCAAT